CAAAGAGATACTACCAATGTTCTTTCTGTCGTAATTCGTACAAAAACTTTAGAGACTCCGTTGAAGGCGATTGTCCAGACGGGAGCACTATCGGCCCTATTTTAGATCGTAATGAGAAAAAGGCATAATTTATGACACTAGAGCGGCGACATGAAATAACCGTTGCTATGACTAAAGTAGATAGTTGGCCAGCTTCTGCTTGGGTTAAACACATTGTACGCGATATGTACCAAGAACTCCTCAATGTTGAAGAAGGGCCGGGGGGGTTAAGCAGCCACAAACACCGGGTTAAGATGTACTTGGCTATTATTGAAAAGCAAGAGGAAGAAATTAAAAAGCTCAAGTTGGTGGGAATGTTATGACACCCAAAGAAGCTGCCGTTTACCTAGGTATATCAGTTTATTATCTTCGCAATATGCGCCATGAAATGCACGCCCACGAAGGGCCTGTTTACACCCGGGTTATGGGTAAGAGAACAAAAGAGTGTAGGTATGCGAAAGAGGACTTAGACCTTTGGGCTGAATCGCACAAATGGCGAAAGCTTAGGAAAGAAATAATTTCTGCTCTGCCAAACGACGGTTTAGTAGACCATGAACAACTTGCCCATTACAATGATCCCATTTAGGAAATTCAGCCGCAGCGTCAGTATAGTCGCCGCCGTTTAAAAGGATGCAAAGATGAGACGTAGCAAATGCAGTAAGTCCAATATTATAGGCCAAGGAGACACAAGCGGAGAATCTGTTGTCGCCGATGTCATTAGCCAATACGTTACTCACACCGACTGCAAACCGATTGAGGTCAGACTCCAAGCGAGCTTCGGCTTGATCTTGGGTCCATACAATACCGTCTACGATGTCTGGACCTGTCGTCCCAAAACCGATAGTCCAGATACCCCCTTGGTCCTGATAAGCTACTAAACGACAACCTTCATAGGTTCGTATAAGGTTAATACCAGCAGAGTTTAATTGCATTAGTATCCTTTAAGGAACTTGTTGATGTCCTTCAAGGTCACTAAGTAGCCTAAGCCGCCGCCCGTGGCGCTGCATATACCGATCAAGTGTCCTCTAGAATCAACAGCGGCGCCCCCACTAGCCCCCGGTATAATCAGAGCGTTAGTGACGGTTTCTGTAACCTCAAGGGCGCATATATCAGCAGTAATCCCAAAAAACATATCAATGGTTTCTTTTTTATACTTGGGCATTTTTACACATTCTAGTAAATCAATTTCTTCTGCGGGAATTTTAATAGATAGATCGCCAATCAAAATCCCATCTGTCTCGTAGGTATCTAATCCATGCCCATGAGTGAAGGTTCTAATAAATTGCCCTCGTCGATCGTGAGACGCAACGTCGAGTCCTGGAACACCGGGGGCGCCTTCAAGAAGCAGCAGGTCAGATGCGGGATCTTCTGCTATGATCTTACGCTGAACCTGTTTCTTATCTTCAGTCATAACTAATATAGAACCGGATGCATCTGCAATGCCTTTACAATGACCTGCAGTTAGGATATATGTCATCCCACTCGGCGCTTTAACCTGAATTCCTGAGCACTGCTCATGTGCGCTGGTGAGCTTTACAACGCTTTCTTTGACTTTTTCCCCTGACGTCTGACAACTAAATGTGGAAGAAACTAAGGCGATAAGGACGATTAGAGATACGATTACTTTCTTCATATATTCCTAAGGTACAATAGGGGGTTGGGGGGTAGTAGGAGGCGGAAGTGTTTGAACTACAGTAGTCATTGACGTTTGAGTAGCATTTTGGCTACCTATAGAGGTCAAAAGGCTTGAGAACAGATTTGTTCCAGTAATAGCGTTCAAATTTTCAATAATACTGGTAGTTTCGGTTAAGGCAATGAAAGCAGAAATGATCTTACTCAAAGGGATAGCCGCGCCGGTCATGTAGGTTTCAGCCAGAAAGCCCAGCAATACAGCAACCTCGTATATGAAAAGCTTAGATACCGTGCGGCCGATGCCAGACGACGTGATTGGGGTTTTTTGTTTTTTTGCCGCTATGATTCCGGTTACTAGATCTGCGGCAACAAGCACCAAGGTGGTGAGTAGTACAGCTTTTACTGGAGCAAATACCGCAAACACGCTAGCTAAAAGTAAAGTTAGGGTTTTCATATATTATCCTATAAACGTGTACGCACTAGTGGGCGCAGCAGTAGATTGATGTTGAAATGGCCCTATATCTTGATATCCAGTCGTTCCACCTAAAACACCGACAAAACCAGCAGCGCGTAAAAGCGCGCCCGCTCCCGCCGTACTGTTCAAAGCAAAGTTCCCAGTGCTATCCGAAACAAATGGATCATTTGTAGCCCCGGTACCCGATATCGTTACGTCATTAGGACCCTTCGTGATCCCATTTGTCGCCGCGGTTCCATTATTCCAATATCCGTTGTTATTGTACCAACCAAAAGAGGTTGTATTCGCTACTGTCGTCCAATTGAAACCATATCCAGTATTTTTTGCGAAAATATTATTGATCACAACGCCTGCAATACCGAATGCTAAATTTGCAGTGAGCCTCACTCCGTCTCTTCCATTCCCATAGAGGAGACAACCAATAATAGAAGTTTGATACGAAAGGTTGATTCCGTCGGAAGTACTACCCGTATTATTCGTAATAGCGCAACCAATGACTGTGGCGCCAAGATCAGTTGATGCTATCCCCGTGGTGGTATTGTCATGGATGTTACAATAGTAAAGTTGGTTTGCATCTGTTTGAGTGCCAATTGCCGCTGTCCCTGAACATCCCGTCACTTCGCACGCAACCGCTTTTGAGGGTATAGCTGTAAATAAGATACCGTAGGAGGTAAACCCGGAAACTTTTACGTTGAATATAACAAAATAGGGAACTGTTGAGTTTACTCCGATGAGTCCAGAACTTCCCCCAGTAATAATTAAATTTTCTAGAGTCCATCCCGATTGGTTGACATTGATCCCATTAATACCCGTTGTGACCGATATTGTAGGACGCCCATTGTCTCCGCGGGTGGAATTGTATCCAATCACTCGTGTTTGGTAGGAACCCGCCGTTGCGGTCCCTACCGTGAGCGCAGTTGAAATACTGTAGGTTGCGGTAGCTTTGACATACACGTTCATGTTGGCAACGGTCATTACAGAAAATGCCTGAGAAATAGTGTTGAACGCTCCGCCGATATTCATTGTTATCCCGGTCCCAGCAACGACATTCCTATCCACGGTGATTGTGGTGGCACTAGCTCTCGTAACAACCTGATACCATCCAGCCGCTAAGGACCCTGTACCCCCTTGCAGGTAAATGATATTTCCTACGATCGTAGTCCCAAAGGAGGCGGTGGCGCTTGTAATAGTTGTTGTACCGGCGGCTACAGCGTCTGTTGTGGAGCTGTCCGTACCCCCAGAATTTTTAGAGTTTTGTTGAGAATAGTCTGTACCTGTAGCGCCGGTTACAAACCCACCACCATTGGTGTCGGATCCAACCCCCCCGCGCACTTCAAAAACAGTATTCGCTGACAAGGCCATATTATAATCCCTGTAAAAACGCTATCTGTGCAGTATAATTAGCTATTGCGGCTACAATGTCAGATGTTTGTGCGCCGGCTTGGAAGGCAGTTAACTGCGCTTGTAGACAGGTTATTTCCTGCGCTATGTTAGCAGCAGAGATTTCAGACACATTGGTGGTTGTCTTTTGAACACTACCGTCAGTATTAGAAGCATAAGCTAAAGTGTCTAACATTTTACGTCCTTATATTTTAGTTACTTTTAGTATCAAGTTAAGTCTAGTTATAGAAGTACAACTATTTACGTTGAATCCTATAGTATCATTAGCATTTACAGTTGTAGTCCAGCCCGTTAAAGTAGTATCTTGATTTTTTTGAGCGCTAGAAATAGTTGGAAGGTCGGACGCTGTAATAGTATTGGCCACGGTTGGAGGAAAAGACGAATATGGCGTCTTCCAGATGTCCACTACCACAGAACCCGTCTGATCTGCAAGCAAAGTCACGCTATTAATTGTACACGCAAATGGTACAGATGTGTAGCCTTTGACACCTGTGGTGAGTACGCTTCCAGCGCCGTCTATGGTTATCCCTATAACTCCCACCGCTACGTTTGGAGAAAAAGAAAGTGTCCCACTCCCATTATTTATTGGAACAGAACTTGCAGCACCTTGGGCCGAAGGAAGTGTAAGAGCATAGGAGGTTACTGTGGCGGGAGATATAAGCTCTACGTTTCCTGAGGTAGCTCCGGTTAGCTTGATATATCCCGCACTGATACCGGAGCCTATTTGCAGACTGTCTAAGCCATTATCTGTGATAGTATCAATCAACACATTACCTGTGGAATTGATCCGCATCGCCTCTGCTATAGTAGTAGATCCGGTAGGAGTAACTTGAAATTGAATAAAAGTAGCGTTGGATGTGTTTGTAAAAGTTTCATTAGCTACAATATTAATAGCGCCTGTACTTGAGGCAGGAAACTGTGAAGTTCCGTATCCTTGTCCACTTATAAAATTAAAAGTGTCTCCAGCTTGAACGGCGGAAGGAGAGCTAGAGGTGCCGCGCCCAAACCTGCCTCTAAATCCTACAGTAGAGCCAACACCGTAGCCGGTCAGGACAATTCTTTTAGCCGCAGCAGTGCTGTTCACGCCATCAATAAACGCGTTGGCAGCGGGTAAATTATTACTCAACCCTAAAGAAAAGTTAGTATCATTCCAAAATAAGTTTGCATTGTCTTGAGTTAGAGAAGTTCCATTAGAGAATATAATAGATCCCGCAGTGTACGCAGAACTGTTGTTAGTTCCTCCATCAGCTATAGGCAATACCCCAGTTACACCGGTTGAAAGAGGTAATCCAGTAGCATTGGTCAATACCAATGCTGAGGGCGTCCCTAACGCAGGAGTCACCAAGGTGGGGCTAGTGGCAAGAACAACGCTTCCCGTGCCTGTAGTAGAGGCAGCACTAATAGCAGTACCGTTACCCTGCAAAACCCCGGTGACTGTGGTACTAAGTGTGATAGCCGGAGTAGTAGTCGGATTAGCGACAGTTCCGGCTAAACCGTTTGCGGATACTACAGAAACAGAAGTTACAGTTCCGCCCGTTGCGGGCGCTGCCCAGGCTGGTTCACCTGCCACGACAGTAAGAACTTGACCTGTACTACCTATAGGCAACCTAGCTGCTGTTGGCGTGGCATTTTCATAAACCAAATCGCCTGCAGTAGTCATTGGCGATAAGGCGTCAAATCCGGCATTTGCGGTAGTCTGACCAGTACCTCCGTTAACTATGGCGACCACGCCGGTAACGTTAGAGGCGGTTCCTGTGGTGTTCTGATTTAGAGTGGGAACATCTGCAGGAACAATAGCCCTAAACGCAGGCTGACTAGCCCCACCTGAAGTAGGACCAGCAAACACCGTGTTCGCTAACTGCGTATTTAGGGTGATGTCTAACGTTCCCGATGTAGTGACCGGAGAGCCCGATACTGTGTAGATGGGTGTAGTGCTTGTGTCCGCCAGCCCTACAGAAGTTACAGTTCCTCCGCCAGCAGCAGTCGCTATAGTAATATTGTCGCCAACTGTGGTTACAGTAATACCTGTACCTGCTAGGATGTCAACGGCGCCCGTAGCGCCGTTGACGCTTGTAACCCCTCCTCCTCCGCTAGGGGGTAATTTTACATAATACTGCATATTACACTCCCTTTACATTAATAGTAGCTGCAGTGACAGTAGCCGAGCCTGAAACAGCCGTGTACACTAGGCGAACCCAGCGGTAAGAGCACTCCACGACATCGTATAAGATGCTTCCTGGGGTTCCACTTATGGCTTGGGGGGAGCTAGTGATGTTAGTCCAGTTCACTGGAAGCGATACTGCCTGTCCGCTACCGATATCTCCTGGATCATCGCTACCTTGCAAACTGAAAGTTCCAACCGGTGCCGCGCCCCCAGACCAAACTACTTGGATAGAATAGGCGTAGATACTAACTAAGTTTTGTGGGTCTGAGATAAAACTAGTTGTCATACTAGTTCCTACCATCGAAACTCCACCAATCTTTAACGCTATACTACTCTGTCTCATAATTTCAATCCTTTAAACGGCAATTTGGACAATAGTCCATGTAATAGAAGGCGTTAGCGTCCCGGAGGGCTCTATAAAACACGTTCCGGTAGTGCCAGACACCGCTGCCGCTACTGTTAAGCTCACCGCGCTAGTGACTCCGGGCGTGTATACCCCGGTTAAAGTTACACAGTCTAATGCTCCCGCGCTTCCTGAATATATCTGGGCATAGTCAACTATATTAGTTCCATCAGTTAGTCTATAGTTACCTACGACACTTGACGCAGAAGTCTGAGCAAATATCTTTGCTGAAATTAAGTAAGTCGCTGTGGTTGTCGTAGGAGTAAACGTAATGCCAGGGGCGTTGCTGCCAGCTGTAGTTACGGTAATGCCCGATCCAAAGGTTTTAGTAAGCGTAGGAGTGGCGCCGGTTGAGGTCATAGCCCCATACGACGTTGCAGTTTGTGACCACGCAGCGTTATTATTGTGATAACCTGAGTAGCTATTAGCGGTAGTGGCGCTTCCACTCGCCGCCCAAACGGGTATTCCCCCAGATACTGTCAGAACCTGTCCTGTAGTTCCTATTGCAAGCCTGGATGCCGTGTTTGTTCCAGACTCGTACTCTATGTCTCCCGTAGTGGTCATGGGGGACAAAGCATTATAAGCAGCAGCAGCCGTACCTACGCCTGTTCCGCCATTGGCCACTGCAACAAATTGGGCAAAATGTGGGGCACTCCCTGCCCCTTGACTTTGGAAAGTATATCCAGAAGTTCCTACCGCTGTACTAGCTAGTGTAGAGGTGTTAGAAGCATAGATAACCCCCTGCGCGTTCCACGCATTTACTTGCCCTGTCCCACCACTGGTGTTGGGTAATGCAGTTCCAGATAAAGATACCGCGAATGTGCCTGAGGTCGTAATTGAAGCGGGAGTAACGCTTAGGAACGATGGAACGGTCAGACCCACTGAAGTTACTGTACCCCCGGTAGCCGGAGCGGCCCAAGTAGGAACTCCGCCGGATACAGTGAGGACGTTACCGGTAGATCCAATAGCTAATCTAGAGTTTGTGGTCCCGCTTGAACTGTAAATAATGTCCCCAGTAGTCGTTATTGGGGACAAAGCGGTAAACGCAGCCGAAGCTGTTGCTTGGCCAGTTCCGCCGTGTGCTATGGAAACTTGCCCAGTAAGCTGGCTAGACGGTAAACTTAGTGCAGATAATGTAGTGAGTGTGGAATTGGTAGTAGCCACTAGAGTAGATACTTGTGATTGAGAGCCACTCGCAGGGCCCGCAGTAATATCCCCGGTCAATTGGTTAATAGCGTTTACTGTCACTGCTCCAACGGAGCCGTTGACGGATGTAACACCGGAAAGCGACGCTGCTTGCTCCCACTGGCTAATAGATCCTGCGTATATAATTAGGTTACCTACTTGAAAATTAACCATCGTAGCGTTAGAAAGGCCTGCAATAGGGCCTGCAAACGCAGCACTAACTTGGTATACGAACCCGTTAGTTCCAGTACTATCTTGTAGAGTGGGAGTATTAGTAGTAGGATTCCAAAGCCCTTGGTATTCTAGTACAGTGGAGGGAAGTTGGGAGGCAGGAACTTTGCCAGACCCATCCAAAGACGCAACACCGTTTGCGGCGCCTACTTCAGTCAAAGGGACATCAAGAGAGGCGTGTCCAGTTAGTGTACCTGTCAACCCGGTGCTGAAAGTCTTTTGCCCCGCAAAGGTCTGTGTAGTGAGATTCACCAGGCCGGGGTCCGACGCGCTGGCGCTTTGCATGATGAGAACATCAGCAGATATTACAGCGCCGTTTGAAGAGGGCGGTACGCTATCTATGGGGCCTACGGACAGAACAGAACCGGGACCGCCAATTGCTACCCAGGTAGTCCCATTAAATTCATATAATATACCGGAGTCGGCGGCAACCGCTAGAGAGCCTTTAGGTGCAGTTGCGGGAAAGTCAGCAAGAGTGGGGTATATCGGAACACCACCGCCACTATTATTTCTGTTGCTTGCGTAAAGTGACATGACTACAATTGCTTCGCGGTTATAAAGGCATTAAGCGTTCCGGTTCCAGATGCATTGGTGTACACAACTCGAACCCAAGGAGCTGAAAGTTGATTTAAGTCTAAATAGATAGGACTTCCAACTGAAGTGGGCACAGTGGTGGCCGTAGTGGAGGCGCCTGTTAGTAGGTAGGTAAGGGGAACGGCTGCCCAATTGCCGGGGTTAGTTACATTTCCTTGAGCGTCCTGAGAATAGTCCGCAGAAACTTGTACTTGAAAGGTTCCTACAGGAGAGCCTGAAAAATTAAATTGAACTCCAATATTATCAAGCCACTGGATGCAAGTTACTGGCGATGTAATAACGCCGGTTCCTGTCATGGAGCCGGCTGTAACTAATTGGAATAGCCTAAGATTATTTTTTCTTCCAGACACTCTCAAGTACTCCTCGTAGGTTAGGGGCAGATTACCCCAGTACGCTCACTAATGTTGGATTATCTAGCTTTTTTCACTCGGCGCTTCCCGCGCTTGGTTTTTGGTCATGTACTGCCCCGGCAATTTGCTAAGAGTTGCGGTACCTTTCTTAGGCTTTTGAGTACCTGATGTGGGCATTGGAGGCGTAGTGGGCTGCGGCTGAGCGGCTATAATAGACTGGGGCGCCATCGTGCTATCCAGGTTCTGTCCAAGGAACATAGAAAGACCCAGTCTAACCTTGTACGGAACGTCTTTACCCTTACTTGCCATGTCCATGACTTCATTAGTCAATTTAGACGATATTGCTGCATATGTGCCCGGATGGGTGTTTCGTAGATCTACGACGTCTTTTGGTGTTAGTCGTCCTTCTTTCAAACTGTTAAGAACTATTAATGGTTCGTCTGCAATAGTCAAAGTACGTCGCCATGCGGCTTTTTGCGCGAATGTAAGAGTGGGTTTAGTGTCTAAAGGACTTTGCTTTGCTTCCGACGGCCTTTGACTATTAACATATTGCACCGCGGCTGTGGTCGCTGACGCTACGGCAGTGGCGTGCTCCGGTATATAGTGGCCTAGGTCGCCGTCCATATCGTTTGTAGGGTTACCAGCTACCATCATGCTTTTAAGGGACTTATCCAGGGCCGCTGTGGAGGCAGTACTGGTGGAGGAAACTTGCTGAGCAACCGCTGCGCCGCCGACCTTGAAGACGTTCTTAACACCTTTGGTTATATCGCTATCGCCTTTTACTACGGCTTGCATGTAGTTAAGCATTGATTTAAAGGCGCCAGACTCTACCGACTTACCCGAACCCAAAAGTCTAAGCATCGTAAGTTTCTGTGCGTCTGGGAGAGTTTTACCAAAATACTTCGTTAAAGGCGCCGCCAGAAGTCCTAAAAACCGTTCGCTACCGTGTCCCAAGAGCATAGCCGCAGAGCCGATGGCAGACCCCGGTATGTGCCCCATAAGGCGTTCGGCAGTTCGGGCTGTGTTACTGAAGTTATAAGGCATAGACTCTATCTTATCCATCACTGTGCCGACGGCATTAATCTTGGCTTGAGCGTCTCCTGACAAAACGAAGTTTCTAAGCTCAGGTTCCATACCGGAGACATGGGACAAAAGCTTACTCGCAGATATTGTGTCCTCGCCCTTAGCGGCTTTGGAGGCCGTATTAAGTGCATTGTCAATATGCCATTGGCGAACTAGGTCAGCGGTTTGCGGAAATTTGTCTTGAAGGGTTTGCAGTAATGCCGCGTTACCTTTGCCGGATAGTCGGTTAAGAACAGCCTCGCCGTCGGTCTGCGCCATGGCACGAACGGATTTACTAAAGCCGCTAGTACTGCCGCCAGCGTGAAGACTATCGTCTATGGCGTCTTTTAAAACTGACTGGGCTCTATAAGCGTCTCTAGCCGCCGAAAACTTAGCTACTGCCGCTACTCCTCCTTCTTTTTGCCCGACGGCATTAAGGACAGTATTTGACTCTGCCTCTTTAAGTACATTTTTCATCAAGGAACCTGCTCTAGATAAAGGAGTTTGTGCCCCAAAGGGGAGGGTGCTTGCGGTGTTCTCGCCAATGCGAGTTATGTAACTTCCAAGATCCTTAACAGTCTTAAGACCACCAACTTCTTTCATTACTCGGTTAACTTCGCGCATGATGTCAGAGTCAGCAGACTGCGTCCATCCCTGTTTAATCGCCAAATCGCCAATGTCTTGTGCAATCTTGCTGGTAGTACCGGGTAGAGTCTCAAAGGTCCCCTGGAGTTGGTAGGGGTTAGGGCCTCTAACTTCAATCTTTTGATCTGGCTGAAGTTCTAATGAACCATATTTGGCTTTTTTATCCTCAAACTCTTCGGAGATTGGATCAATTTGTTTCTGATACTCATCTGCAAGGGTATTACCAATTCGCTTGCCGTAATCGTATTTAGAAAGCTCATCTGGCAATGCAGCGACCTGCTCCGGTGTCTTACCTAAACTGCCGATAACAGAGTCGTTCATGTTAGAACGGAACTCTTTCATGGACTTCTGATAAGACAAGCCAGAGGCGGTTTCGTCTGATTGATTAAGAGTCGACCCTGCCATATTGGCTTCGGGTATGTCAGACAATGCCGCTTTAACTTCTGGATCTATGTCTACGCCGAGCTTGTTAATAGCCTGCACCGCGGGGGACTCAGCAACCTTGGCCGCTGTTTCGCCATCGATACCCCCCATGTGATTGGTTATAGCTTGTAGAAACTGAGAGGCCTTAGGACCTACAGTAGACTTCCATAGTTGGCTTGCTCCGTAACCTGCAGGACCTGCAACAAGACCAATCATACCGGATAGGCCAATGCTGGCCGCCGCAGTACCCTGAGTTTGGCCTGGATCTTGCATAATCATTTTGGCTAGTTCATCGTTGCCGCCAAGGATTGCCGTCTCAATGGCGCCTTTGACTGCAGCAGAGCCTATCTTTGATACAACGCCCTCGGCTGCTGCAGCGCCCGCACGCTCAAGCAATCCTGCCTGACCTATGCCCGGGATTAGAGTTGACCCCACAAGCCCTGTCGCTTGTCCTATGGCGTTTAGGTATGGGTGAGCCGACTCTCTGCCCCTGATATCTTGGCTAGGAACACCGGAAGCCGCTTCTGCGGCGGTAGTTACTGCACCGGGGATAGCTCCCTGACCCACACCCTCAGCAAATGCGGCTGCGGATTGTCCAAGGCCGCCGTACTTGTCTTCATCGGACTGAAAGTCTTTGTCCGCAATGAAGTCTGGAGAGGAGGCGTCCGATCCGTTTTGAGGGGTCGAATCTGGAGTAAACTGTGCGTCTGGAATGAAATCAGGGGCATTAACCATGATACTCTACTTAACCTTCTGCCAGCCCCCGGGGACTTGCTTGTAGGTAATGCCATTGCGTGTTTGAGTCTGAGCGGCGGAAGCAGGCGGCTCTGGCGGAGGTGTAACGGGGTTTATGTTCCTAGACTGTAGCGTTGCGTATGCCCCTGGATTATGCTTTTGTGCATATAAGTCTAGAAGAGCCTGCCTTTGTAAGGCATTAGTTTTAGCGTTGCTAGTAACCCTACCGAATATAGAATCCAGCGCTTTAGAGTCTTGTTCAGTATACCGACCTGCGGTTTCCTTTGATAGCCCCGCCACAACGGGATCCTTAAGCGCCTTTATCTGTTGGCTAGTCTGTATAGGACTACTCAGGTAATTGCCTGTAGTCTGTAATGCCGCTATCTTATCAAAGGCTTTCACCGCATTATCCCTAGAAGCATTAAGCATAGAAGCTTCTGACGCTTCTTTCATACCTTGTTTAGCTTCTTCTGGACTCATTAGCCCGGATAATTCCATCTTCCTCACCATTTGGGATGGAGGAATGTTCTGCTGTGAAGTCATCCCTTGAATCAAGGTTTTGCGCATGGCCATTTGGCCTAGGATCTGGGAAGACTGCATTTGAAGAGCGCCGATACCTTGTTGTGCTCTGGCCGCTGCAAGAGGACTCATGGCAGTAGCAGCGGCTTGTTTCATTTGGTTACCCACTATATCCATTTGCATGACTCTAGTCATATCAGTGGCGTCGCGTAAGTTACCGAACTGCTTAAGATTAGCTGATAAAAGATTTTCTGACTTACCTAGATTAGTCTGCTGTGCCTGAATGTCGCGGTCAATCTGTTTGTTAAGAAAATCTAAAGCCGGATTACCTTGGTGACTAAGACCTCCGCCCATCCCGCCAAGGATGAGGCCAATACCCGTGGCAATCTTTGATCCAGTTCCCATGGAATTCAGATAATGCTGAGGATCAATGTGCTGATTCTCAATGTCAGACATGAAGTTCTGTCGTTCTTGCTCTAGTGCACTGTAATGGTCTTGGTAGGTTTGTGCAGTCTGCTGCTGTCCCGCAATAGTAGAAGTGAGTGCTGCGGCCTCTGCTTTTCCTTGTTGACCCGTGGCGGCCGCTTCATTCAGTAATCCGGCCTTTTGCTGAGCCAATCCGGCTTTGTAATTAGCTTGTTCGGTATTAATGGCTTGAAGCATTGGGTCTGAAGCGGCATCGCTGGTAGGCTGAGCAGTGTTTGGACCAGATGATGGTGGGGTAGTGGTAGGTGCGGTGGGAACGACGGTATTAGCCGCCGTAAATTGAGGATTTTGCGGGAGACCCGGCGCGGAGGGCGGCAGACCAGGAGTGGGCACCGCGGTGTTCTGCCCATTAAGCCCTTGAACACCGCCTTTTACTAGATCGCCTACAGGACTTGCAATACTTTTAGCGGCGCCTAGAGTGTCTGCGATCGCATCTCTTACCGCTTTTCCTACATGCGCTCCGATTTGTTGAGCAAAAGGCCTAGAATCTTGAGGAGTTGAACTGTCTGGGGATACCGGGTTGTTGGGAGCGCTGGCGGCCGCATCGCTAGCGATTTGATCTGGGGAGTCTTGAATATTAGAGGCGTTACCGCCGTCTGCATAGTGCCGCTTTGGAATAGGCGGTTGCACCCTGCTTTGTTCAAGTTTAGGATTAGATTGCTTAATCTCTCCACCTTGCGCTTGGTTTTGAATGGTTGATGCGGCAGCTTGGCGCTTAGCAGCTATGTACTGCGCTCGCCTTGGATCTGGAGGATAGCCTGAAGCTTCTTCTTCCTGAGGCGTAGGCCAGTATTGTTTGAGGGGGTCAGGCGCGATAGCTGGAGCTGGGCCGCCAGTATTTCCGCCTCCTCCGCCTTGCATCTCACCGCCATCCGCCTTCTTTTGGGGTTCATCGGAACTGAATCCCGCCTTAAAGTTCTTCCAAGCATCCGCTAGCGGCGTTGCGCCAGATTCAAAGCCCTTAACAAAAGGAGCGGCATTTGTGGGAATTGGTGCCGGAACATCGTCCTTAGGCGTTGGAGACGGAGGAGTTCCGCCGCCTGCCATCTTTATACCCGATGGGGTAGGACTTGGCCGGGTGTTGGGGTTTTTATCCCCGATCGGTGCCTTTTTGGCATTGGGGTTAAGATCAGGATCCTTCATTGGATCATATTCCATGCCATTTTTATCGTTTTCCGCCACCCCGCCATCCGCCATATATCCGCCACCGCATAGTTTTGTAGCTTTAGGGGCTGCGTTCATAGCCTTAAACATTTCCTTATGCTCGGGATTAAGAGAATTGTGCGCAATTGTGATCTTGTGGCCGCGAGGATGTTGAAGAGTAGTGGTGTTCTCATCCGAATGAGTGATCTTGAACTTATTTAGATCCATCTTCATGATTAGGCGACTTCCTTAGCCTTACGCGTTGGTAGTCCTTTGCGTTTCATAATCGCGCTTACGAACGAGTGCGCCGCCCAGTGTGGGTTCTTAGACTGAGTGACGCTGCGGGGGAGGACAATGTCACCTTCGTTAAGCGTTGCAGGAACTGTATCGTTGACTTCTGTGTTCTTCGCCCCTTTGACCCGGGCTTTACCGGGGACGGTCTTGCCGGCTTCCATGGCATCTTTCTTGCCTTGAGCTACTTTAGCAACTTCATGTTTTGGAATTACTTTTTCACCAGGGGAGACGAGGGCTGGAACTTTGCCCCCTTTGGCAAAGTTATTACTGCCGCCGGTTTGATTCATAGACGCCTCTTGGTCTTCCTCAGAAGTTCCAGGCGCTCCGGCGTATGCTGCCCAGTCGGCTGTGGTTGCAGTGGGGCTAGCCGTGTTGTCAGACCCCGGTGCTGATTTACCTGAACTAAATAAACTTCCAATAGCTTTTCCAATGCCGTTGCCTAGAGTGTTACCGGCCCCTGACATACCTTGTGCAGGGGTAGAACTTAGACTCGATAGGTGTTGACCCGCTGCACTTTTAGGGCCGCTGGGATTAGTGGTAGAAGCTGTTGCGCCTTGAAGAGGCGCAAGCGTGGGAACAGGCAGTTGGGTGTTCGCACCTAAAGAAGGGGAACCACCATCGGCCATTCTAACAACACCGCCCTTAGCTAGCCCAAGGGCGGTGCCAACACCACCGATAGCTCCGCCTATAAGGTTCTGTTGCCCCTGCATGCCCGTATTTGCTAGCTGTCCATTAACACTATTCATGTTGGCCTGCATGCCAACGTTAGCGCTATTAAGATTACTTCCTGCACCTAAAATATTGGCTTGCTCACCTTGAGCGGCTGCGTTAAGAGCTTGTGTTGATCCAATCTGATTAGCAGCTTGTGTATTAGCAATACTACCAGCCTGCCCAATAGCGTTTAGTGACTGATTGGCTTGCATTGTAGCGGCTTGTCCTACCGCTTGTTGCTGTGTAGCCGCTCCCTGTTGTCCTGCTTGGCGCGCGATTAGGCCTACATTCTGAGAGGCACCGCGCTGACCTGCTTGTAGCGCCGCTGTATTAGCCACGTTTTGGCCAGTAGCTTGGTTGAGCATGGTTTGCGCGGGATTGGGCCCAGTGCCCGCAGCGATGCCCTGTAGCTGTCCATAAACATTCGATTGGTTTCCTAGCCCATTTTGAGCTTGGAGAGCGGCGAGTAGGCTTTGCTGTTGACCGAGGGCGTTTTGGGCGCCGTTATATGCTTGGTTTACTTGCCCCGCGTTCGTTGTGTTGATTAAGTTAGTACCTTGAGGACCGGAAATACCGGTGCCAGATGCTCCCCCGCCAAGACCAAACATTCCTCCAATGGCACCTATTTGACTATCCTAGAACTTTCTTCATTAATATAAAATTATTGCCAGCACTGTGTAGCTCGAAGCCGTAGCTAATTAGAACTGCTAAACCTACAGTGGAGTTTCTGGTAGTGGGGCAGATGCTGCCAGTTAAGAATTTACAGCCTCTTTGCTTAGCAATTTCAGCAATCTTGTCCGCCATGTCAGAGGCTACCGCTTCTTTCCTGTGGTCGGGACTAACGTAGATGTCGCGGATGTAGCATTCTTCGCCCTCGGTCTTGAAGGTAGCAAAACCCTTAGAGTTTTCGACGATTTCGAAGGCTTCCCGCTCTTGAATATACTTACCATAATCAGACATAGGAGTGCGCACCATTGCCTCCTACATTGTCGTGGCGTCTTAGCCAATCTGCTGGCTTGCCGCCAGTTTCGGGTAGCCAAGTTTCTTGCCCACAACTAAATCAATGCCAGAAAGCGTGAAACCCGCACCGGATGGGATGCCTTTGCTCGGATCATAGGACTCTTGCAGGCCGATTTGAAAAGCCTCACATTTCTGCTGATCCATATGAACTTTCCACTGCTCTACGTTACCGGGGCCGCCATATTGAGGGCCTGAACCGTACGGACCTGGCTGCAAACCATAATTAGGAGAGTAATTAGTGGGCTGTATGATATTTCCTTGCGTAGGCGAGGGATTATAATCATAAGCAATTGAAATTGTTAAGAAATGTGGAGATATATATTGCCCGAGTAAGAAGAACATATATGCGCGTTGAAAGCCCTGCAGACCGGCTAGGTTTAACCATCCAGTTAGGAAGGACATAAGCACCGGGTTTGTGCCGTCTAGATACAGTCCGGGCGTCTCTTGGTAGACAGCGCCAAACTTGTTTAGATAGGTCTGTAACCCCTGGTAAATACAAGCAGAAATAGCCGGTATTCCTGAAAACGTTCCCCATTGCTGGAAGTAGTAGTCGTACATGAGGGTTACGCCGGAGGACATGGTAAACCTTACTTGGTTAGTTCCAGGTACGCCGATGGCGGATAACACGGAATTTCCAGTAGTTAAGTCCTCAACCGGGGCGCCAATGTAAGTCGTGTTTAAGTCTCTGCCGAGTAGCCAGATGCCTTTATTAGACTGAAACATGAGGCCCGCGGGCGTAAATACAATACTTTGCTGATTTGTGCAGCCTACCGTAGCCGTTACAAAAGTCACTGGTGAGTAGGCGTTGTTGGCGCCCGTGTTGTCGGGCCCTGTGCCGTTAATGTAATAAAGGGCGTTCTGTTTAAATACGATGAGCTTATCATCCATCGGCGCTATAGCGGTTATAGGACCTGTACTACCTTCTGCCGCAGTAGTAGGCGGAACATAGAACGTGAATAAGTCAGAAAACTCTACAGGTGTTCCTTCGATCACTTGCTTTGAAAACCACATTAAGTTGGGATCTTCTGAAGTCACAATCCACTGCCTGGTGTCGAATAGAGTCGTTATATTATAAGCGGGAGGGTTAACGTCTTCTACTACCCCGCCGTTCGTATAGATAATACTGTTACCCTCGATGTCGGCGTCTGAAAGTGTATCCACAAACGACACGCTATCTACCGAGGTGTTGTTTAGCAAAGGCGCAATTACAGAGGTCACTTGGTGATAAACCTGATTTTCAACGCTCCATCTGTATATTACAATTTTTAGAGGGTTTGGTACTTTGTAAGTAAGCCTCAGAGTGGGTACGTTTATTGTAATAGTACCGGAGGTGCCCGTGCCTACAGTCGTTACGGCAATAGGGATGCTTGGGGCTGATCTAAAGATATTTCCTTGATTGTCCATCCATTCGTATAAGGCTTGATAGTAATAAGCATCTGTATTTGTAATAGAATCCGGTTGTGCGGCTATATTACCCTGAATGGACAGGGTGTCTCCAGCTATTGCGCTTGTGGTAGCTGCACTCATAGTTAATGTGGTCCCATTCACCAGAGTAACTAGGGTTCCTGTAGGAATAAACGTAGGGTTTGTGGTGTCGGCTATGCTCATGCCGGGGGATATGCCTGTAGCTGAGGAAACTACAATTGTAAATGAGCCACTAGCCGCCGTTCCTGTGGGAGTTACGGTCGATACCTCTGTATAAGTCGCCTCAATATTGTCTGGCCAGACAAAGAAGTCTTGTTCCACCGGGAGATACCCATCATACATCCACCCAAAGCCGCCTGAAATGTTAAGATTTGCACCTATTTCAGCGGTATCTATATTTTGTGTGCCTAATGTAAGGGTCGATAGGTTTATACCGGCTTGGCTATAGATACCGCCGGCGGTTGTTTGCTGGGGGTTTGCAATAGTAGTAAGCGCTTCGATTAAATCTTTATACAAATAAGCTATCTGCGCACTACTTCCAATAACAGACACCGAGGGTAGCCCTAGGGTTAAGTAGCCTCCGCCATTCTCATACGCAAGCTTGCCAACAACTACAGGCGAAGTCTCTACTGACAATGTGCCGTTGATAAGAAAATAGGAATCCTGGTAAGTTGATTGAAATGCACTTAGATAATATATAGTCTTATCTACAATAAATGCCTTCGATGCGAGACCGACGGACCGTATAGACACCGAGGTGGGTCCAACGACGCCTGCTTGCGTGCAAGTTACTGTGCTTACATAATGGGTTGGTATTGTGGTATCGTAAGTATAAAAATTTAATACCTCGTAAAATATCGTACATACAGCATTTTGTGCAGCAGAGGCAATGTTTACCGCTGACATCCCCGTGATAACTTGCGTGGGCGCGAGGGCAGTATTAATTATACCTACGGAAGTACTAACTGCTAAAACGAAGCCGTTTGTAGTATTGGAGCTGTAATAAGCCACGTAGTATATAGGGAGTGTGGGGTTGGTGGTGTCTACCGATACAGAGACTACAGTGGCCGATTGACCCGCATAAGTCTTAACCACGCTACTATCTGAGTTAAGGGCAATCTGAGCGGCGGTTAAAAAAGTAACGTGTATGCTTTGACCTCCTACCGTAGTGTTGTATGCTACGACAAGGTTTCCGCCGTAAGACACGCCGTCCCAAGCTAAGGCATGAGATGGTGCATAAGCTTCTGGATAGACATTCTGTGGAGCAGAAATATTGTTCGGATTAAACATCGGGATAGAAACATATTGTAAAAATGAATTTCCTGCAACAGTTACCGTAGATATAATTACAAAAAAGTTTTCTACAATAAATACTCTAGAAGACCCGGAGATGAGCCCCGAAGCAAGCGGAGGAATTAGCGTGGGTTCAATAATATTCTGACCAGTTGTTGAGTCTGCTATGACAAATAAATACTGAGTGTTAACTGCACTCAATGTATCGTTTGTCTGAGTATAGGCTGTAAGTACTAAACCATTGCTAGCGACGACTGAATCACACGCGGTCTGGTTAACACTATTCCTGATCAAAGGAAGTGTAGACACACTTACTGGAGCTATTGTGCCTTTAGTAACCCACACATCATTACTTTGGCTATATGCTAAGATATTATTTCCTATAGCCGTGAGATTATTATTGAAAGTAGTTAGATAATCAGAGTTTGTATTAGGAAGAGAAGTCAGCTGAGCGTTGCCGTTTCGCTTTTGAAGGAGACCTGCCTTAGTGAATACAGAATTCTCTAGTTCTAAGAAGCTGCCTATCTGAAGTTGCTTAGGATCACTTTTTTGATCTAAGCCCTTAGCAAAGTTGATTGGGATTGCCTGTTTCATCAAAGGCATAACGTTAAACCTTGATAACGAAGGTTACATACACGTTCTTAGGTCTAGTCTCATCACCGCCGGTACTAGTGGTGGCCGCATTACTTCCGGTAGAAACACCGTTGCCGCCGCCAAACACGCTTCCAATGTTACCGGCTTCCTGGGTATTATTACTGAGATGGTTATGTGATGCAAAAGCGTCTGCTTGCACAGAACCTACGTTATTGCCCGCGTTGCCCCCCGTGTTTTGTGCAGTACGACTAGAGGCGTCTGGATCATTGCCGGAGATTCCAGATACACCACGGGGGAATAAGCCCCTTAAGTCGGGGACATTGAAGTGTGTTCCGTCAACAGAGCCATACGCAGTGCCGATGGCTGCAAATAGATTTGGGTAGGTAGCTTGCAAATAACTGGTGCCGTCGCAAAGTAGATAACCCACAGGCGCACTAGAGCCGCCATACATACTTATAAAGCCAGGAAGTACAAGACTTTGCGGACTGGTGGTGGCAGCTACGTTTCCGCTATTATCAATCGTAAGTAAGCTAGTTGAGGCCGGCAACGTAGGTAAGGTTATGGTGAAATTAGCCGCCATTGAAGGAGGAGGAGATAATGTTAGGTACTTGCTGTTCACTACATTATTACCCAGAAGCACAGAGGCAACTTGAATATCCGCCGGTGTGTTTGGAGCAGCGTTTACTACCAGGACACCTGAAGAAAATGAGGCAGAGGCCGTCCCGCTTGAAATACCGGAAGAGGTGGCGTTTACTACCCCACCGGCGGTTATCTTTATTTGGTTGCCGTTACCGTCGTTGTACCAAAGATCTACACCCGACTCGTATATACAGCCTAAGTCGGTAGGAAGGTCTAAAGCGCTTGGTTGAGATTGAAAACGAACAGACCTAACGTTTGTTAGGTTGTTATTACCAAACGTTAGGTCTGAATTAATGAGCAAACCCGATGGATTGATCTGCACACCACTGCCTGGGGCGTGATTGTGCTGATCAATAATAGCCATGCAGGCGTTTAAATCTGACGCCCACTGCGGGGAAGTTTCTGTCCCTACCTGAGGGACTGGAAGTGACATATTAGTCGACAAAATAGTATTAGGCATATTAAAAAACTACTATGTTACAAGTAGCGGGTCCGCTGCTAGTCAAGGTTAGGGTTAGAGGATTCAGCGGCTGGCTGCGGTAAACCGATACCGGAGCGTTAAGATCTGTCAGAAACCATCCTTGTAGCTGACGTCCAATGGTATGATTAATAGTATTTTCACCTGTAACTAGTTTAATTTCTTCAATAATCACTGGATTCGTTAATGGATTCGCTAATACATTGTTTAGTGTAGATGCCCATCGGGTTGAGGCGAGGTTCCAGGTAAGACTTTTAGATAATGAATTCATATATCTACCACCCCGCTAAGGGCCCTTGAGTGCCATCGCCGCTACCGTCCCACGCGCCATAACCGCGAACATCAGAAATTCTGTCTGGTCTACCTTCGTCCCTGTCAGAGGCCGTGGATTGAATCCTGGTGACTAGGA